CTTGTACGTGCCGTCGTCTTTAAGAAGATCCACGGGCTGGCCCATGGACACTAAGTCGGACAACTCCACCGTCTCGGGGTTGGCCTTCTCGACGGGCTCCACGCCGTCCGGGTACTGGTCGCTTTTCTCCGTCATACCGGCGAAGAATCCAGGGTGGGACTCCCCACCGTATATTCCAGTTTCCATATGGTGTTGGTACCATCCGTGAAAGCCACGCTTTGATTTGCGGAAAGAACGGCCTCTTCGGCCAAGTCGTTGTACTTAGAGGCTCTCCAGCCTTTTAAGCTGTAAGAGAAATCGTCTATCTTTTTCTTTAAATAATAATTAACGGCGGGGAGGCGCACCGAGTTCAAGGCGTACACGTAGTTGTAGCGCACGCCGCCCTCTTTTCTCAGCTCGTCTTGCGTGTCTCCCGTACCTTCGAATTTCACGGAAGCCCAGGGAACGAGCGATGTGCTCGATACCGACATGGGCGACAAGGAGTACTTCGTGGTTTTGGTGATGGGAAGCTGTATGCGGTGCGGCGGCCTTTCCGAAAATATGAGGTGAACCGTTTCGTCGCCAAGCCGTACAAACTTGCCATCCTTGTCCAACAGGTCCGGCCTTCCGAATTGATCCGTGTCCAAATACATTACGCCTGGGAGCGTCCAGCTGATCAGGGAGCTTGTGGAATGCTCGGTGGTGTCGGACAAGGTGACCCAGGTGAATGTGTCCCGCACCCAACCTCTTTCATAGGATGTGGACTGGCCGACTAGAACCGAGTTGGAGGGTGCGTAGGTGGCTGCGGAGGCTCCGCTCGCGCTGGCCACTACCTTTTTGACACTCAAGTAACCCCCCGAAGCCACGTAGCTTACGTTCGAGGATATGACTCCCGCGCCGTTAGTATAGACCGTGCTGTCGGACGTGGACCAAAGGGCTGAAGGAGCTTGCTTGCTGTAACTTCCGGAGACCTTGGCGTCTTCGCTGTTATCGAAAACCGTCCCCGAGGATGGGACGGATGTTCCCACGTCGGCCAGGTTCTCCCGGTAAACGTATTTGTTGAGCCAGGATTTGGTTTTATCGCCCGCGAAGGTGGAGTCTTTCTCGTAAGTCTTGTATGTGCGGACCACGTACCCGTCCCTGTCCGACACGGTATGATCGTAAGTGTCTGATGGAAAATCGGTGTTGAGGCTCGTGTAGCTCTTGACCGTGACCTTTCCGGTGTTCCTTTCACCAGTTTGTATGGTGCCCACGCCAGCCGCGAAGGTTCCAGTGTAGGTCACGAACCTTCCGCTCTCGTCCTTGTTTTCGGATACAAGCACGAAGGCCGCGCCGTTCCCCGCCGCGTCGAAGTCGTCGGAGGTCGGCAGGGCTCCTATTTTAACGACCCGCACGATCTCAAGATCGAACACGCCGTCGGTTCCCTGGTTCTTGTACTGTCGATTGACGCTGATGACCCCGCTCTCGTGCGAGGTACCGCTGATTTGGTGAAGGTCGAAGCCGTCCCGTTTGGCGACCGACACGTCGAAAATGTTCTCCAGCTCGGACGAGTGCGTGCCGCCGGGTTCGGAAATCCAAGTCTCGCTGACGATGTCGATCTTGCCCTTGCTTTGGGTGGATACGGATATGCGTCCCTTGCCTGCGGCGTAAGTGTCATTGAATACCTGGTGTCCGCTGGACTCCTGCATGCTTTCGCTGACCCTGTGAAAGGTGGCGCCATTGTCGGCTTCGCCAGCGTCCTCCACGATGGACTGTTCGCCCAACGCTCGTATGCTGACCGTCTCCAACGCTCCGTCGTGCTTCTTGCTCCGCTGTAAACTGACTATGCCTCGACCCTTGGCCCAAACCTTGGTCTTCACGGGCTTGCCCGCCTGACCGAAGTCCACGCTCCCAGGTCCCTCCCGCTCGCTTACCAAGTACCATTTGCCGTCGCCAGGTCCCAAGCTTGCGGACGGCTCGTCCAAAGCCTCCGCTCCCGAGATGGCGCGTATCGTTCTTATCTCCAGCTTGTGCTCTGGTTTGAGCCCGTTGCGATACTCTATGGTCTGCGAGAGGATGGCATCCTCGTAGAAAGTCTCGGTGTACTCCGTGTGAACCTCGTGCTCGTCTGATTTTACTCCACCCAAGTAGCACTTGCGGGCCGTCCCGCTGTGCGTGACCGTGATGAAGTCGACTCCAATCCGGTCAGGATCGTAGTGATCCATGTACGGCGTGATCGCCGAGGGCTTCAGTGTCGTTCCATCGTTGGTGAAGGAGTTCTTCACTACATAGGTTCGCTGAACGGTTATCCGCCCCGCGTCCGACAACACTACGTCGTCCTGGTCGACCTGCACGGGCTTCGAGGTCGCTTCCAGTTCCTGATATACCCGCGTCAAATACGCCTGGGTGACTTCCTCTGTGGGAACCACTTCCTGAGCTACCAAATAAGCATCGGTGCTGCTGTTTCCCAGGTCGTCCACGTACGAGCCCGAGCTGTACCCAGGTCCAAGGTCCTGCGTCAGCGACTTGTACTCTTCGTCCTTCGTCCCAAACGGGAGGAAGACATGAGACTCGATGGTCTGCAATCCGGTGCCCGAGTCCACGGCGGCCGCCACGGCGGCTCCTTCGACCACGTAGCGTCGTGTTATCTTGCGCAGGCCGTTGCTGGCGCGCTCTACCTTCGGGCGGCCTATCGGCCTTATTCGATATTCGGCTGGCATGCTACCATCCTATTCTTTTCCGTAGCCTGAGAGTCTTCTGCTTCTGGGGTCTCGCCAAGGTCGTGAGGCGTTTTCTCGCTTCCTCCGCACTCCGCAGGATCGCCTCCGTGTTCCCTCCGTTGTACCTCGGATCGGTCAATGCAAGCTTGGCCATAGCCATGGGGAACAGGATGTCCCACACCACGTTGCCTGGAAGACGGGCTATGTCCGCGTCGTTCGTCAGCTCGTGCGGCATGATGTTGGCTTTAAGCCTTATCTGTATGGCCGCAGAGGGTAGGGGGAATATGTTGAACCTAGGCCTTACCGCCATGAAGTCCTCACTTTGCAGGTTACCCGTGGTGGAGGGGGAGTTGAGAAAGGAATTGTCGATGTAGTAGAAGAGGGGAGTTTCTTCCTTATCGATCTCCGACTTGTGGAAAGTCATCGACGGAACGTTGCCGTACAGCTTGGAGGGTAGGAAATCGGTGGAGAAGTTACCCCGTAAGCGGGATGCCGCCTCGGGGGAGTTGATCGGTGACATGGGGCCGTAGCCTATGAGCTCGGGCGAAGTCTCCACGTCGATCACTTCTCGGTCCAGCTCGTGGGAGCTGTAGTATATCGTAGCGCTTACGCTCCCGCTTGCTCCGGTCCATGGCGTCAGGAGCGTCAAAGTGGTGGAGTCGTTGGTGGCCGCCAATACATAGAAGTCGTCGCCTATCTCTATAAACGAACCCGCGTACTTTGAATCCACGGATGTGCTGCTGGTGGCCGACTGACTCCCATTAGACATCGTCAGCGTGAGGGATGTGGGGGCGGGTACGTTGACCCCCACGTTGACGGAAGCCCACGACGGGCGATAGCCGTCCAAAGGGGCGTAGCACTCGCGGTAGGCTTGGTTAACGTAAATCCCCACCCGCTCTTGATCGATGGTCTGAAGATCCGAAACCTGCTCGGCCCCGAACATGGTAGCCAGCTGGTTCTTGAGATTCAGAAAAGTGGGGTTAACTCCTTGCGCCAATATCTCTGTCATGACGCCACTCTAGAAGCCTGTATTCAGGGCTTCCAACGGTTGCTTTTAGGAGCGCTCGTACCCCAGCTTGAAGGCACCGAGTAGTCGCTTGAGCGACGATGGTCTGTCTTGAGGGATCACGGGAATTTCAAGCTTTCGGCACCGCTTCAACAGCTCCGGCTTGTCTTCTTCCTCTTCCAGCCCGTCCAGTTCCGCCATGTCGGGTTCCTTGGCCTCGACCTCTCCGGCACCCAACCACGCCGAAAAGAACATGGTCTTGTACAACCTGTTCTGCGTGCGGAAGATGTCGTCGATCTCGCGCTGCTCCTTCGGTTCGTAGGCATAGTGCCTGATTTCGGGATCCCAGGTGAAGATATACTGAAGGCGGGACATGCCTTTTACCCTGATAACAGGGTTGGTGCCCATTTGGTCTCTTTTGCCGAGGATTACGATCTTCATGATGCGGTGTAGGTTACGTTTATGCCGGAGGTGTACGGGTTTATTTGGGTGGAGTTTACAGTTATAACTGAATCGTTGTATTTGATGACGCCACCTGGATCTAAATTTAAATGGTCCACTTCCCTGGAGACACTGCTTTTCGTGAAATCCACCACACCGGACCCTCCATACACATTAAGTGTGCCGACGGAAGACGTCGCGTCATCGGTGGGGTCAGAGTGACTACAATACACGGTCCCTCCGTGTACGTTTAAATTCGTAATGTCTCCGGCTCCCGAAGTATGCAACGTACCCGCTCGTATATCGGCGGTGCCTATGGGAGACGTGTCTTTCATTTCGATGAACACGTCCCCGCCGTACATATCCAAAGTAGCCAAAGTGGTACCAGAACCTATGAACACGTCGGCGTCGGTGGATACCTTCGTGTCGTACGAGACGGTGAGTTTCGATAAGACCGAAGTCGTGTCGGTTATATTCGTTCCGAACTCCACCTTTCCTTTCTTTACCGTCAAGGTGTTACCGGCATTGGATCCGTACAACCTGACGGGAGCTCGAGCAGTGTCCGTCGAAGTGCCCGTGTTGCTTACGGTTATAGTGCAAGCTATGGCGCTGCCTAGATTCAAGTAGATCGAGGGAGAACCCGTAGGCGTTCCGGGGCCGTTGTGGTACCCGATATTCAGCTCTGCTATGCCTAAATTCAATGGTCCCGTGGCTGCGCTTGCCAATGAGCCTGTGTAGCTTTGATCAATATTCAACGAGCCTAAATTCACGGTCCCGCTCGGGAATCCCGAGGTCACCGATTGTGCGTTGTTCTCAAAATACACGTGGTCGTCGGCGTCAGGCACTCCGTTCGTCCAGTTTCCGGACACGGACCAATCGCCCGAAGTCCCGCTCCATACTGTTGTTTTCGCGCTCATGTATTTTTATCCTTAGAAAAAGTAAATCAACGAAAGCCGCCCCCCGCAGGGGGCGACTCCGCTGATGGTTGCTGAGAGGCTGGATGATGTGGATGAACGCATCCAGTAAATCTCTATTGTGGTTGAACTTCTGATTAGGAAGCCGCTTGACCGGCGAACGACAGACCTGGCACCTGGCGAACGCACTCCACGAGGCATACGCCTGGGACTCGTCCGTTGGTGTCCTGGTAGGCCGCGAATCCGTAGACCGACTGAACGCCGACCGCAGACAAGTGAGCTTCGTTACCGCTGTTGGCAAAATCATCGTAGTGGAAGATTTGCTCGTTGGTAACGGCTCCGCGAGCCAAGTACATGGCGTTCTCGCCCATCATCAATCCCCAACCAAGCGGAGTACCCGCTTTGTTGCAGAGATAGAAGGACAACGCTCCACCACCCAAAGTGGTAGACTCGTTGCTGATGTGGATAGTACCGGGCTGACCTTCTCCGGAACCGCCGTCCATAACCGCTCCCAACTTGATGTAGGAGTTACCAGCGGTGGATCCGTTGTCTGTGGTGAAGAAACCAGCAATCGCATGCACGCGATAACCAGCGGTCCCCTTGATCAAGACGCAGTAGTCGGTTGCAGTGCCAGCGGCGTAAGGATCACCACCACCACCGGGGATGGTTTCGTTGGTAGCACCCGGCCAGTTGGCCCAGATGTCAAGACCGCTTCCGCCGTAGTAGTCACCTTCTGCGGGGGAAGCGTCATTAAGGGAGTTGTCACTTACGGTAGCGTCCCAACCATTGGAACCGGCGGCACTCATGACTGCCGTTGGAGCCAAGGGAGAACCCTGACGACCTTGGGCGGTGTCGATGATGATGTTGTGGTTCGCGATGATGTTGTTGTCCCATCGTGCGTACGAGCCCGAGTACAACTTGTTGTTCTCACCACGGCTGTCCGCCTGGGTGATCGCTTCCAAGTAGTCCGGATCGGAACGAAGAGGACGCAAGCATGCGTCGGGAGCGAAGAACAAGTAACCTGGGATGTCCTGGTTGGCATCTCCACCCGTGTTGATGGGCTGACCACCGTTGGCGATCAAGGCTTGCTTGGCTTCCTGAATGATGTCGGTTGAGAGACCTTCACTGTATAGAAGATCGTCGGCGTCGGCGCCATAACCATTCAGCAGGTTGTCCCCACCTTTGGCTATGCAGCTGTCGCGAAGAACCGTCATGACGAGGTCCTGCTCCATACGGGACGCCCACTCGGACATGACCTCGGCGCTAAGCTGGTCGAGGGTCTTGCCGGTGAAGCGCATCAGCTTGAGGACTTGCGTCCAGCTGACGGCGTGACGGATGAGGTCGACTTCCACGTTGAACGTGCCGAAGTTGAGTTTTCCGGTGGAGTTCTTGAGGATGTTTTCCCCACGTACGCCTTGCCCACGGATGGGTGCGACGGTGGTGAATGTCACCTTGTCGGATCCGCCTGCGGTCAGGTCGGTCTTCTCGATGATGGGTTTACCGCTTCCTTCTCCGCCGATAAACTTTGCGAACACGTTTTTTTCCCGGGCATCCCGGGTTACGAGTTCGGACCAAAGTCTAGTCCGCAAGTCGGAATCGTTAGTAGTGATCGTATTACCGTGAGCGGTAATATTGCTGGTCAGGTCGACACCTGCAGTAGAGAAACTGCTGGGTACGCCGCCTGTTAAGTCTTTAGTAGCCATGATTGTTCAATATGTTGTGAGTGGTGGTTGATTGGACTGTTCGTGGCTCACTCACGGCCTCTGGCTTTACTGCAAGTACCTCCGCCCGTCGTTCTGGCCCAAAGCCGCGTATAGATCGTCTCTGGACAAATTCGGCAGGCTGTTGAGCACTTGCTGCTCCGTTGGCTGTGAGTTTGCCGGTTGCGCAGTCGTTCCCGAAGTCAGCACTCTGGCTTGGTTTCCCATGACGGGGGCCTGTTGCGGTGGCGCTTGAACTGGTGTTTGAAGCTGTTGGGCTCCAACTCCGCCGGTCAATGCACTGAACTGGGCCGCCATGATTTCCGGCCATTTGGGCGAATCGAAAATCGACGCGTAATCGGGATCCTGCTGAGCCTGCGAAACATAATGGTCGAACTGCTTTCTGGCCATGGAGTCTCCATCGCTCAGTTCGGGATATGTCTCGAAAACTCGATCCCTGCTCTCCTCCGCTTTGCTGCGGTGGGTGTTAAATCTTTCCTGCTGACGTCTCTCGATCTCTCTTTCCTTCCGGCTTTCGAGCGTCTGAAGCTGCAACTCTCTTCTCATGATGTCCCGCTGAAGCTGCAAAGCTTCGGCGGTATCGAGATTTTCGGCTGCTTCAGCCACCTTCTTCTCCAGTTCGGAGATTTCAATCCGGAGGGATGAGGATTTAGCGTCGTCCTCGGCGAACGGGTCGGGCTGTGGAGCCTCGAACTGTGCCTGCGGTGCTTGCTGTTGGTGCTGCTGGCCGTAGATGATTCGGGCCGCGTCGTCGAAAGAACCTTCGAAGCCTTCGGATCTGTAAAGATCGATGACTTGTTGGTCTTCGGCGGTGCGCGGTCTGATTCGTCGCTTGGCCAGCCGCTCCTCTTCGGTTTCGGCAGTCTCCTCGACGGCAGGCTGAGGATGTTCCTGCTCATGAGCAGCTTCTTCGACGGGTTGTTCAACCTCGCCGCTTTCGGCTTGAGCGGGTTCCTCGGCTGTCGCCTCGGGTTCCGGCGTTATTCCTAGCGCCGCGCGGATGTCGTCCGTGGACGCTTCCGTGATGTCGGCAGTTTCAGGTTGGGGGGACTCAACCACCCCGGCTTCTTCTGTCATACCCCTTGTTTACACCAAGGGAGATCTGGAAAATAGCGGTTGTATTTAGCCGTACTTAGGAGCCTTGCCCGTAGCGTAAGCTTTGCCAGGCATGTTTAGCTTCTGGCTTGCGGCTTCCTCCAAACAGCCCTTGAGCGCCTTGCAGACGGTTGGGCTTTTGCAGGTTGGGCATGGCTCGAACTTATTCTTCTTTTTCGCCATCTTTATCTTCTTTCAATGATTTGCAGAGAAGGACTATTCGGATGATCACGTAGATCCCGGTGAGCACGCCCACAGTGATGCCGATCACCTCGTTCCATTGACCCAGACTGAGGCTGGCCAACGTTCCGCCAGCTCCAACGAAGGGGACGTGGTCGTTCATGACTTCAAGCCCTCTATTATTAAAAATACGACTGCGGCGGCGCCCAATATCACAAAGGATTTACCCCTTTTCGTCAGCCCGCTGTACCATTTTATTATCAGTTGCAGCTTTTCCATTACTCCCTCCATTGAGTTTCTTGTTAATTTTCTTGTTGGAAAGGAACGTGTACACGATCGGCAGCACGTTCCATATTATCAAAATGACCACGATCAGCTTGATGAAGTCGTAGACTCCCTCGAGCATGCCGCTGAAAAATCCGTCGTCTCTAGCTTCCTCCAGACGCATTTGAACAAGCTTCTCCACGTCGCCTTTGGAGTAAGCGTCGACTTCTTCCTTCAAGTCTTTTATGTCTTTTTCCTTCGCAAGAAGCTGACCCCCCGCAGCACCGGCACCCGCTCCCACCGCAGCACCCGCAGGTCCGCCCAGACTCCCTACTCCGCCGCCTACGATGGCGCCGCCAATCGGGTATAGACTCGCGCAAGAGGCCATCGACATAAGTAAAAAAGCCAGTAGCACGCATTTCATTTCATGGCGGCCCCCAAACGAAGCGCATCTACGTGCGTATCGAGTTTGTCCACACGGTTGGTTAAATGTTCGATGTTCATGTCCTGCTTGGCGTCGGCCGGAAGAGCTCCTATCTCGCCCCTGGGCCATTTTACTCGAAACTCGGAATTAAGCTCCATCTCATGCTTCAT